ATTCTAATATTGAACCTGTTTCTAGGGCAATTACTTGAGCAATAGATGATGTTGCCTGAAATGTAGGTGTACCACTACCACTTAATACTACTCCTAAATCTTGTTGTCCTTTAGGTAAAATATATAAATCATTAAAATTAGGTCCGTCAATAAGGGTAGATATATAATTGAAACCTACTTGATCAAAAATAACGTCCATTAATGAACGAGCTGATATAGCAGGAAGTAGTTGTCTTAATTGTATTGGTGTTGATGGATTATCAATTGAACCGCTAAATGTATTAGCAGTTCCACCTAATTGTATTCTTGGTATTGAGGGGTAATTGTTTGGTGTATCTGTTCCGTAATCAACTAATGGATAATATATTGAACCACTCAGTAAATCACCCGCCCAAGATGATGATATATTTTCTTTAGTTAATGTATGATTATAAGCATTAAAATCAGCATCTCTAATTAATAACCCATCTAATTGGTTTTTTAGTTGGACTGATTGGTCTGCTACGGTTACATTATATTGTATAAATCCTGTTGCATCGGTAACTACTTCTTCTAATTGGAATTCTCCTACTATAAGCATTTCACCATTAAACAAGACTTGGCAGTCTATTGAATTAAAAAAAGCTGGAACATCTGCTGCCCCTACTTTATATGCACCTTTAAAGAAGGCATTATTACGTCTCGTACCTGGTAATTGGAATGTTTGAGAACCTACACCATAAAATTCTCCTATATTAGTATTTTCAACTGCCGAAATGTCTAGACGCAATGGGATGTTGCTGTCAACATCCAAATCCTGCCACGAGTTATCGTAATAAACTCTAAGTATTAAATCACCCATTTAGTATCTAGATTTCTTAGAATTAGATTTTCTATATTGTATTGTGAACTTAAATAATTTTTGCCCTTTTGGATTTGTTTTAAATGTTTCGTTTGCGTTAGTAATAATAATACCTACAAATTCATCCCCAAATTGTACAAATACGTTTGGTGATTCAAATAATTCAAATAACCAATCTGCTTGTCCTTGAGTTAACCAATCTGTTTCGGCGGTATAGTTATTAGAAAATGTATTAAGGAATTGTGTTTTACCTCTTCTAGCATAATTAAAATCTATAACTGGTGTATCAGTAGAATAATCTATATATGGAGCATCGTATGTTTTTCTATTGAATGTTTCAGATTCAGTACCTACTAATGTAGCCCTATAATAATCGAACATTCCTAATTTGTTTGTAAATGCGAAGTTAGCCCCATCATAATATAAGCAATTAAACTTATAATAATGATAGTCTGAGGATCCGTCGGTGTAATTTAAGGCAACACCATAACAGGGATAGGTTAATGGATTTTGAAAGTAAATACTTAAATCACCTACATTTTGTAAATTTTGAGGTCCTACACCTATATGAACTAATTGACTTAATGTTCCAGCTGCTGTGTGAGGGTTTGATACTGTAGTATTATAAACTAATGTTTTATTAGTATTGTAAACATAATAAGTAACTGAAATTAAATCACCTTTTCTAGCAATTCCGTTTAAAGTAGACAACGTTAAATAATCGAGGTTAGATACTACTTGAGCATTTAGTTGTGAATTATAGTTTAACGTAGTTGAGACGTTTGGAGCGTTGGTTAACGCATCATATGAACCGCTGTCCCAATTAAAATTACCTGAATCGCGTTCAGTAACTGATGGGATAAAAGTAGTAATAGAAGGAATAGAAGCAGATACGTAAGTACCTGTTGTTATAGATGATGAAATTGATGTACCATATTCTTCTGTAAATTTAATTCCAAATGAAGTAATATTTTCATTTGAAGAAGTTACCATTGGTACTGAACTATCTATTAACCAAGGTGAATCATACCCCATGTGGTCATCTAGTAATCTGCCTATCTCAAATACACCATACCCATTACTATTAGAGGCTTGTTTAATTTGAGACAATACTGTTCCACCTTCGGATTGTATTTCACAAACATATTTGAATTGTGGATTTTCCCATAAACTAGAAGAAACCACATATAGAATATCTGATTGTGTTCCGTTAGGAAAGGTGGGTGATTGTGTTATTAATACACTCATTATTTAGTTGATTTTTCAAATGCTAATGTTAAACTTGCTTCAATTTGTGATCCTGCAGCTTTTTCAATTAACGTATCGCCATATGTTCTTTTAACCATTTCAATACTATTATTTATAAATGGATATCTTCGTTTACTTGCTCTATCTCCTTCTTTACCTATCTTACGTTGTATTGCAAAGGCAAACGCTTTAGGTGTTTTAAATGATGGGGGTATGGTAATACCTTTACGTCTAATCCAATCTTGTATAGGTTTAAGAGGAGGCATTCCACCTGGTCCTCTACCTGTACCTTCATCTACTGTCTCTCCATACCATAGCATTGTTAATATCGCATCATAACCATAATCAGTTTTTACAACTTTATTATCGTTTTTGATACTACGGGCTAAATCCCCAGTGGCAACTGATTTGTTGTTAAACAATTCGTTTACCATCGCATCGGAAATAAGAACTAAATATTCATCTAATGCTTCTTGTATTGTCATTATACGGATCCTGACGGGTAAATACAGAAATTGTATGTTCCCACTGTTTGTACGTTTATATTTCCTACCCAACCATATGCCCTATCATTAAATGCTTCTAATGTTGGAACAATACTATTAAAAATAAGATCATATCCTAAAGACTGGTTATCTGAAGGTGGTCCCCAATTAAAATAGGAACCTATATCGTACATTACCTGTTCCATATTGGACATTATTTGTATTGGGTCCTGATTAGATAATTTAGGGATATCTAGGCAGTATAGTTCAAATGATAGTGTTCTAAACCTAGTATCTTCGTTATATCCGGGTGATTGTAATGGACGTAAAAACACATATGGGTAAGCTACGTTTTGAGATCTAGCATCTAAATTATCAATTGAACCATGCCCAAATGATGCTACATATTGATGTAAATTAGCAGCCCTTTCAAAATCCTCTACTATAGTCTTATACGTTATAAATCCCATTATTCAGATAATTTACTTATTTTTGGCTTTTTAAACCTTACTTCGGGTGCAACATTTTTTTTTGTTAAATCAATTAATACATCCTCATCTCCATTAATTATTTTTCTAACGGTTTGTGAATGTATCATTAATTGCGATGCAATCCTGTTAATATCCCAACCCTTACTATGTAGTTCCTTAATATCAAAATGTAAATCCATAATTATTTTTTAAATATATCCTTAACGTCCTTAATTTCTTTAGCTAGGTGTTGAACTTTAATTTCTAGTCTATCATCTAAACCATTTTTATTTGCATCTTTACCTTTAAAATGTAACCATCCAAGGTATATGTTAGCTAAGATTGATATTCCTAATATAATGTTTAGTATCATAATTTTTTATTTTCGTTGTTTTTAATGAAATTACCTATTGAGGTAAATAATCTATCTGGTATAAATAAAAGGGTTAATGACAATATTGTTACAAATACTAAAGCGGTAACATTAACTGATTCGGTTGTTATATAATAGTATAAATTAGCTATTAGAAGTATAACTCCCACCATCGATGTTTTCCAACTTTTAATTATGTTGTTAGTCATTATAATATTTTTCTTGTTCTTTGTTGTTGTTTTCGTTGTGATTCTTGTTCAGCGTTCCAATCCTTATCAATTGATAAATAATTTAATACGAATGTAAAATTTAAGTCAACAATACTTTTTTCTCCTGTGATAGTGAGAATATTTGTCTTGGAGAGAGAATAAATTGACGCAAACCATCCCCAATGCTCACTAAAGCTTTTAGGCTCATCAAGTCCGTCTTCTGGTTCTCTATCTCCTCCAGTAGTGAGGAAGATACTTTTGTAGTGTTCAAGTATCCTGCTGCGGTTCCTAAAAAAAAAGCCAACGCACCTAAGGCGAATGCTAATGGTAATTGTTTACCAAATGTTTCTCCACTAACGATTCGTTCGCCTGAATCGTATTTGTTTAAGGTATAATGTTTAAATATGTTATCCATTTTACGGATATTAACTCTATATTTGTGAGCTACATTCCATGTAAAATCTTTAAATTTATGTTTTTTAATTGGGCGATATAATATAGAAACAATTTCATGTAAATTTTCATTTGGTTTTTCACATAAACGTTCTAAATCAGTAAATTCACCTAATTTCATTTCGTTTAAGTTAGCGTAACCATATAGTATGTCTTCGTTTTCAAATATAGGATAAAATGTTTCTTTAGCATCCATACATTTAATTACATCTTTATATATCTTAGATATGTCCATGGGATCCCATGTATTTATTTCCTCCTCACTTATATCGGTTAGTATACTGATTGTTACAATTAATCTACGTAATTCAGTTAAATGTTCTAAATTTTGTAGTTGTTGGTATTTTCCAACGTTTAAATAATCAGGGATTGTAATTGCTACTTTCTTGTTCATCGATGTATAAATATATAACTTTAAAGGAAGAATGTTGTTAACTACGTCCTATATAAATTTTATTAGTTCTAATTTCATTACGTGCCTTATTTGATAACATAACAGCATCAACTAAATCATCGTGTGCCCCACTTGGGTGTGTAAATGATAGTTTACCATTACTACCTAATTTATAAGTATATAATGACATTTCGTTATATAAATCGGGGTAAAATTCCTTAGTAGGGAATTCAACATTTTGTTGTTCAATATCTTCTATTAATGAACGAACAATTTGGGTTTTACTATCTTGTGTAGTTGTAAATCCTTGTGCCCTACGTTGTTTAACCTTAATTAAATCAAACATAGCGGCACCTATACCATTTTTTTCTATATATCCCCCTACGACATTAAATCGACTTAGGACATTGATGAAGTGGTTAGCAATATCGGATATGTTTTCGCCATTTCGTTTTTCCATATAGAGAACTCTTCCGGATTCAGCTTGGATTGATAATGCGCTGAAATCATTGCTAAGTCCTGTATCGATGCCGTAGAAACATTTTTCGGTGCTTTCATTTACAAAGTTATTTAATACACATACAGCATCTAAACCTCTAAATACCTCACTGCCAGCATCAGTAAATTCAGCTAAATACTCTTGTCTAAATATATCGCTAGGTAGGGAACGACGCTGTTCTTCGATAAACTCTTTTGATACATATGGGTTATCGAGCGATATGCCTTTAAACGATGTATACGTTTCATTTAACTGATTACCGCGTGTATAATAATCATAAAACCAATTTTTAGATTTTGGTGTTGATAATATCAAACATTTTTTACCAATTGCCGTTAATGTAGGTAATATAGCCTCACTTATTGCTAATGGTTTAATGAAAGCACCCTCATCTATAACCATATAGTTAAATGAAAATCCCCTTATACTATCATATCTCTCGGCGGACAAGAACTGTAACGTAGAACCGTTAAAGAATTTGACTGTTAAGTCCGCCTTGTTTTTCTCAGAGATAATTTCATGAGTTGCAGAGGTTAACTCTTGAAATACTTTCTTAGACTGATTATAAATTGGTGAAATCCAACATCCCTTTTGATTTACACTACCTAATAACCAATATAACATTAAGTTTTGCCCCAGCAACGATTTACCAAATTGTCTACCAGTTGCTACTACACCAAATTTATGCTGACTATCCGCAAAACCCTCAATTATATGTCTTTGTCCCTTATGAGGAGTAAATAATTTTACCTCCATTCAGTAGTAAAATAATGTTCACCGTACATAGCTAATTGAGTAACTGGGTTGTAATATTGTTCTACGCAACTATTAATGATTTTTATTTCCACCTTTGTATCCTATTAAATGTAATTGACTTTCTAATTCTAAACCTAATTTTCTATCTTTAAATTTTTCTAGTATTCTAAATCCAGTAGTGTCTTTGCCTTTATTTTTATGAAGAGACATTCTATAATAAACGTTATCTGTTATACCAACGTAGTTGTGTTTTGGTAGAAGATATACGGAATGATAACCATCTTTTTTAGCTAAACTATAGGCTTTAATAGCTTCTTTATTATCTTTATAATATTGCTTTTTAGCTTTTTTATTAGTTGAATTATATGCTTTATTATATACTTTTATAGATTTTTTTATAGATTCTTTATTTGTAATATTATATTGTTTTCTATTTGCTTTAATAGATTTAGCATTATCTAAGTGATATTGTTTAACACAAGTTTTACACTTATGTTGTAACCCATCACTAGTAGATTTATATTTGTGAAACTCATTTAATGATTTTGTTTCACCACATCCTTTACAATTTTTCATTTAGTGAAATTGGATTTTACGTTCGTAATTAGTACTTATATAGCTCATCCGTTTAAGCTCAATAATTTCTTTTGTTATGTTATAAATCTCTTCTTGAAGTACTGAACATTGATTGTAATCCTCAACCTCTTCTAATGCCCTTAATATCTCTACCATAATTGTTTTTTGATGTTCCAAAAATAATATCACTTCCTTGATACGTTTTAGTTTAGTTGATTTCTCTATCATCACCCCATTTTAAGTTAACCGATTCAATTTTAACATCGATTTGTTGTCTGTCAATTTCTACACCGCTGATTTTAGCTTGGTATTTGATAGCTTCTAATTCAGTTCGTCTATCGTTTTCCTGTCGTGCTCTGCCTTTTAAGTTTTCTAATTCAATCATAGCTCTATCAACGTGACTTTTAATTGTATCGTCCATAACTTCGCTGACTTTCGCCATAGCACGCTTCCACATTCTGTTTGCTTTAGAATGCCCTATACCTTTTTCTTCAGTATACCATCGTGTAAATTGTGTCCAGCCACTCTTATGTTCTAAAATGTACTCGGCACATCTTTCAATTTCAATTTCGTATTCTATATCTGTATCTCTCATTTTAATTTCTATGTTTTACGTTCATAAATATATTAAATAAAAGTTTTCATGATGCTAGATGTTGCTACACGCCAGTTCCAGTTTGTATTATCCTC